ACTTCAGATACAGGCGTTGGAACTTTGACCGTAACTTACGTTCAAAATAACAACCTTGCGTAATAAATAATTAAAGATGCTCCTTCGGGAGCATCTTTTTTAAGGAGATAAAAATATGTCATATCCAGTTACTATAAAAACAACAAAACTGACTGCAACAGGAACTATTTTTGCAGGTCCAGCTAGAGTACTAGGATTTTACTATGTAAATGATCAGGCGGCAGGAAGTATTACTATTTTAGATAATGCTACATCTCTTGCTGTTTTTGATGTACCTACAGGTGCTTCAACAGCGGTAGTAAAAACTGTTGTCTTTCCAGGAACAGGTCTTTATTGTGCAACATCGGCAAAAGCAACGTTATCGAATGTTGACATGGTTACATTCTTTTATGGATAGGAGGATAGATGGCAAATACAACATCTGGCTCTTATACATTCGATAAAACTTTTTCAATTGATGAGATTATTGCAGAAGCATATGAAAGAATTGGATTAGTTGGTACAGCGGGTCATCAATTATTAAGTGCTAGAAGATCATTAAATATATTATTTCAGGAATGGGGTAATAGAGGAATTCATTTCTGGGAAATAGCCCAGACTAATATTGATCTATCAGAAGGTACTAGTGAATACACTTTTTACAGAGATAGTGGAGATGGAACAAGTGCAACTACAGCACCATCAAATGGTATCTATGGAATAGCTGACATTATGACAGCTTCTTATAGAACTAATTATAATACTACTACTCAAACAGATTTACCTTTAACTAAAATTAGTCGTGATACATATGGGGCTCTTTCAAATAAATTAACTAAAAGTACACCAAGCCAATTCTGGGTTCAAAGATTCGTGGACCGTACTTCAATTACAATTTACCCAACTGCAAATTCAACGGCTGCTGATAATTATATTAGTATTTATTATGTAGCACGAATTCAAGATGCAGGAGCTTATACTAATGCAAGTGATGCACCTTATAGATTTGTACCATGTATGGTAGCAGGTCTAGCATTTTATTTGTCTCAAAAATTTACACCACAAAGAACACAAGAACTGAAAATGTTATATGAAGATGAATTAGCACGAGCATTAGCAGAGGATGGATCAGCAGCGAGTACGTTTATTACACCGAAAACTTATTATCCAAATATATAATGTCTAAAATAAAAGTTATAAAAGAAATAATTAAAAAATTTAAACCTAAAATAAAAAGTAAGCGTAAAAAATTATTTCCTTTAGAGACAAAACCAGGTCCAGGGAGAGATAAATGGAAAAAACTTGATCCAAAAAGTCCTTATTATAATGTTGATGAATTAGGTTCTCCTCCACTTCATAGAGGCACCGGTACTTCTGGAGGAGAAAAGAAAAAATTAAAAGAAGCAGGGGAAAGAATTGAAAAATGGTTTAGAAAAAAAGAAGGAAAAGGCCCTGTTAGAAACCAAGACACACTACCTGGTTTAAAAAAAGGTGGTTTAATTAGCGGTTTTCCTAAAATTGCTAAGAAGGGTTGGAGATAATGGGAAAATTTTCTAAAGGTAGATATTCATTAATGATCTCTGATAGATCAGGTGTAGCATTTCCATATAGAGAAATGGTTCAAGAATGGAATGGTGCCTGGGTACATAATTCTGAGTATGAACCTAAACAACCACAAATAGATCCAAGACCACATGGAGCAGATGCGCAAGCTTTACAGCATGCTAAACCTGCAAGAGTAGAATTTGCTGTTGCAGATTTATTACCTTATGATGCTTTAGAAACATATCAAATAGGTTCAAAAATTGTAAATGTTAATTTACCTGGTCATGGATATACTACTGGAAATACAAAAAGATTTAGAGGAGGTCTTACAACGGCTGGGGCCTATACTACTCCAGAAGGAGTAGGGGGAATTACAGGATCAACAATTGCAAAAGCTGCAGGATATACTATAACTGTAGGTAAATACGTCAGCGGTGCAACTGATACAGATGGTCCAAATGGTACTGGAATTTATGGAACAGACTGGTTTTATTTTAGCGCTGATACAAACGCAACAAGTGTTGCAACAGGAGGAGGTTATCCATTGTCCGTTGGACCGGTAACTTTACAAAATTAATGGCAGGATATACACTAGAAGCATTAGAAGGAGACATTAGAAGTTATACTGAAGTAGACAGTACTGTTTTTAGTGGTGCTGTTCTAGGCAGATTTATTGAAAATGCAGAATTTAGAATTAATCTTGATCTTCCTATGGATTCAGCTCGTGAAGAGTATCAAGGAACTTTAGCTGCTGATGTTAATACAGTTGAAGTTTTTAATTCTACTTCTTCTAGAACAGGCCCAGCTACTTGGCTTCAAAAAAGAGATAGAACTTTTATAAATGAATATGTGGGGCAATTAACAGGACCTGAAGGTGGATCGACAGGCCAAGATACTACAGGATTACCTAAATATTATGCTATGTTTGGAGGAGCAACTGGAACTGGCTCAACTACATCAGGAAATATTATAATGGCTCCTACACCCGATGCTAATTATTTGATAAATATTCATGGAAATGCAATGCCTAGTGGATTAGGAACTGCTACAAGTGGAACTTATCTAAGTAAGTATTTTCCTCAGGGTTTATTATATGCCTCTCTAGTGGAGGCTTATGGATTTTTAAAAGGTCCTCAAGATATGTTGACATTATATGAGCAAAAGTATAAACAAGAATTACAAAAGTTTGCAAGTTTGCAAATAGGGAGACGAAGACGAGACGATTATACAGATGGTACTATCCGTATACCTATCGAGTCGGCGCCTCAATAATTAGGAGATAAATTATGGCAATAACATCAGCAGTTTGTAATAGTTTCAAACAAGAAATTTTAGAAGCAGAACATAATTTTACAGCTTCAACTGGAAACACTTTTAATCTAGCACTCTATGATAGTGATGCCTCTTTAGGAGCAGGTACAACTGCTTATAGTTCTTCTGAAGAAATTACAAATACTTCAGGAACTGCTTATTCTGCAAAAGGAAAAGCTTTAACAAGTGTTACACCAACTTTAGATTCATCAACAGCAGTCTGTGATTTTGCAGACATATCTTGGACATCAGCTTCTTTTACAGCAAGAGGATGTTTAATTTTTAATGATTCACATGCCACGGACGGATCGGTTTGTGCAATAGATTTTGGTGGAGATAAAACAGCTACAAGTGGAACATTTACAATTCAATTTCCAGCAGCATCAGCTACAGCAGCAATCATCAGAATAGCATAGGAGTAAAACATGGCTGACGTTACAGTTTCGGTAACGGGTCTTCAGGCCATCGTTAATCCGACAGAATGGAATGCAGCTCGTATGGGCTGGGGCCAAGGTACTTATAATATTGGTGGCTATGTCGATGAAAATATTTTACAAGGTTGGGGTCATGTAGCATGGGGCCAAGCTAATTGGGGAGAATCTGATACATATGATACTGGTTGGGGTAGATTATATTGGGGCTCTGAAGTTTGGGGTGGTACATATAATATTACAGTTCAACCAACGGGTGTAAGTGCAACATCTGGTCTTGGTTCAGTAACGCCAGTTACTTCAGTTTCACTTTCTTTAACAGGTTTAGGTTCTACATCAACAGTCGGTACACCAACAGTTGATGTTTCAGTTTCATTATCTTTAACAGGTCAATCCGCAACTTCTTCTGTAGGTGCTATTACACCAGCAGATCAAGTAATGGGATTAACAGGTCAATCCGCAACTTCTTCTGTAGGTGCTATTACACCAGCAGATCAAGTAATGGGATTAACTGGTTTAGAAGTTACTTCTTCAACTGGAGAAGTAGTTATACCAAACGTAGGGGTTCCATTAACAGGACAATCAGCTACAGTATCTCTTGGAGAATTTGTTATTGAATCAGGAGTAGTTGTTTCTCCATCTGGAGTAAGTGCAACTTCTTCTTTAGGAACTGTAATTGTTCCAAATGAAGATGTAAGTTTAACAGGAATAGGTGTAACTTCTTCTGTAGGTACTCCAACACCTATAACAGATGTTACTTTATCATTAACTGGATTAGGAACTACTTCATCTGTAGGAGCTTTAGATCCAGCAGATCAAGTGATGGGATTAACTGGAGTATCAGCAACTTCTTCTGTAGGAGCTTTAGATCCAGCAGATCAAGTAATGGGATTAACTGGACAATCTGCAACAAGTAGTTTAGGACAGATTGGTGGTCCAATAGCATGGGAAAAAATAGACCCTAGTCAAGGTGGAAGTTGGAGTCAAAAAACACCTACACAAGGTGGAAGTTGGAGTAAAGAAACTCCTACACAAGGTGGAAGTTGGAGCCAAAGAACATCTACTCAAAGTGGTAGTTGGAGTAAAGAAACTCCTACACAAGGGGGAAGTTGGAGTAAACGATCAGCTTAATAGTTGACATTATATAGAAAACGAAATAATATTAAATGCTAGATAATATTTAGGAGAAAAATATGGCATCAACATATAATTATTTAGGGTTAGAACTTATGGCTACTGGCGAAAACGCTGGTACATGGGGAACTAAAACTAATACAAATTTAAACATTATTCAACAAGCCTCATCAGGCTATCATTCACAATCAGTAAGTTTAGCTGGAACTGGAGCTAACACAACAACACTAGCTATCACAGATGGAGATTCTTCATCTACAGCAGATAGTTTAACTAATGCTGCAAGAAATCAAGTTATAGAATTAACAGGAACTATTTCAGGAAATAAAATAGTTACATTTCCTGATGGAACAGAAGGATTAAAAATTGTATTTAATAATACAAGTGGAGGTTATACAGTTCAATTAAAAGGAGCTTCTGATGGTGGATCAGGAACTACTTTTGCTACTACTGATAAAGGTAAAAAAATGGTCTACATGAGTGGATCAAATTTAGTAGCCGTTACTTTAGCAACAGATCCAGCAGGATCAGATACATATATTCAATATAATAATTCAGGAGCTTTTGGTGGAGACGCAAATTTAATTTGGAATGCATCAACAGGTCTAAACATTGGAACTTCGAAAGAACTAAGATTACAGGATGACTCAGGAGCAGAGTATGTAGGTATGAAAGCATCTAACGGAACCACGGATTATACTATGACGTGGCCAGCAGGCGTAGCCGGAGGAAATGGTTATGTTTTAAAATCAACAACAGGTGGAGTTTTATCATGGGCTGAATTAGAAGCCGGTGGTACAGCGTGGCAAGCAGTTAAAACTACAGGTTTTACTGCAGTAGCAGGTCAAGGATATTTTTGTAATACAACTGGCGGCGCATTTACTTTAACTCTACCATCGTCACCAACCATTGGGGATGAAGTTACGTTTGTGGATTATGCAGGTACTTTCGACACATATAATTTAACTATTGGAAGAAATAGTGAGAAAATTAATGGAGCAGCATCAGATTTGACTGTTGCTACAGAAAGAGCTGCTAATACTTTAGTCTACACAGATGGAACTCAAGGTTGGTTACTAAGAAGTAATTAATAGGAGTTGGAGTGTCAACTTATAAAGAAATATTTGGTGAAAAAATTAAAAAAGGTTCTGCTGATCCTTCAAATCCATTAGAAGGTCAAATATGGTATAACTCCACTTCAGGAACTTTAAAAGTAAGACTAAATGTGGCTGCAGCATTTGCATCAGGAGGAACTATTCCTGTAGGTTCTACCTGGAATGGAAGAGCTGGAACTAATACAGCTGCGTTATCTCATCATGGTCTTTATGGTCCAGGGGATCAACCTAATGATAATAAAACTTTTGAATATGATGGAACAACTTGGACTCAAACTAATAATTGTAATCAAACTATGAGGCTTTTAGGAAGTTCAGGAGTACAAACTTCTGCTATGGCTTTTTGTGGAGGATTAAATCCAAACAACCCTAGTTTTCCACCACAATCATCTAATAAAACTGAAAGTTATAATGGTTCAACTTGGACTAATGAAACAAACTATCCAACAAATACTATAGGTGCTTCAGGAGCGGGTGCTAGTGAAACATCTACATTAGGTTTTGGTGGAGGAGCTCCACCACCTTATGTTTCTACTAATTGTAGATCATATAATGGATCAAGTTGGACAACAGAACCATCTTGTAATATAGCTTCTTATGGCTTGGGTGGAGCAGGAACAGAAACTGCAGCTTTAAAAACAGGGAGATATCCTCCAGTAGGACCAGACACAAATCAAGCTGAAGAATTTGATGGATCAAGTTGGACAAATGTAAATGCATCTTCTAATTCAAGACAAAATAATATTGCAACAGGTGGTCCGCAAACAGCTGCTTTTTCAGCTGGAGGATATGGCCCAGGTTCACCAGCTCCTAATATAGCTGCCGCAGAATCTTATGATGGAACAAATTGGGCTACTATGGCAAATATGGCTAATGCTGGTGTAAGAGGTGGATGTTCTTTAACAACACCAAATGCAAGTGCGTTAGTATTTACAGGAGGAAATAGTCCTTATCTGACAGGAAATACAGAACAATATACAGCAGCCTATGTAGGAACAGAAACGGTAACAACTAGTTAATTATGGCAACTTATAGAGAAATACACGGTAAAGCAGTTAAATCACTTAGCACTGATCCATCTGCAACAACAGACGCAGGACAGATTTGGTATAATACAACAAGCGATACTTTTAAAAGTATTGTTCAATCAGCAGCATGGTCAAGTGCTTCACCTTTAATTACAGCGAGATCAGAATCATCTGGAGCAGGAATTCAAACAGCTGCTCTTTGTGTTGGAGGATATACAACAACTACTTTAGCAAATACTGAAGAATTTAATGGGAGTGGTTGGTCTTCTGCCGAAGACCTGCCAGCCGTAAAACATAAAGCTGCAACTGGAGGAACTCAAACAGCGGCTTTTGCTGCGGGTGGTTATCCACCTAATGCAGGTACTGATGTAACTGTCGAATACGACGGAACTAATTGGGGTTCAGGCGGAGCCATGACTACTGGAAGAAGAGCTCTTCGTGGTGCTGGAACTTTACCGGCAGGTTTAGCAATTGGTGGTTATTCCACTCCTCCTGCTGCTTATGTAGCTAATGTTGAAGAATACAATGGAACTAGTTGGACAGCTGCTACAGCTCTCCCAACAGCAACAGGTAATCTTGGAGCCGCTGGAACTCAAACAGCTACTGTGGCTTTTGGAGGAGCATCACCAAGTGCTACAGCTGTCGCATACAAATATGACGGAACTAATTGGACATCAACTGGTTCATTAAATACTGCAAGAGCCCAGATGGGAGTTGGAGGTATTCAAACCTCAGCTATAGCCTTTGGAGGAGGACCTCCAGCAATAACTGCTACAGAATTATATGATGGTTCTACATGGACAACATCACCAGCAAGTATGGCAACTGCGAGATTTAATTTGGGGTCTGCACAAGCAACTCCTTCTAATACAACAGCTTTAGGTTTTGGAGGAGGACCTCCTGATGTGAGTGTTACAGAAGAATGGAATACTTCAGCAACTGTAATTACAGCCGCAGCATGGGCTAGTGGAGGAGCTTTAACCGGTGGTGCTAAACAATCAATAGGAGGAGCTGGAACACAAAGTGCAGCTTTAGCATTTGGTGGATATAAGCCAGCTCCAACTAGGAATATTAACGAATCAGAATCATACGATGGAACTTCTTGGACAGAAGGAAGTAATTTAAATACAGCTAGATCTTGGATCGGTGGAACAGGAACACAAACTGCGGCGTTAGGTGCAGGAGGTTATTCTTATCCAGGACCTACAGGTTTAAAGGCAACAGAAACATATGATGGTAGCTCGTGGACAAGCGGAGGAGATTTAATCACAGAGAGATATGGCGGTGGATGTGCAGGTACAACAACAGCCGGTCTATTTTTTGGTGGTTATAATAATGCTTTACCTCCAGGAAACGTAACAAATCTAACAGAAGAATATGATGGTTCAAGTTGGACAGCTGGTAATGCTATGGGAACTGCTAGATATACTTTAGCAGGAACAGGAACACAATCTGCAGCTTTAGGTGCAATGGGGTACAATTACTTACCATCACCAGCAGGCCCTCTAACTGGTGCAACTGAAAAATACGATGGAACTTCTTGGACAGCAGGTACAGCTTCAAACATTGCTAGAAATTCCGTTGGAGGATGTGGAGTCCAAACAGCTACTTTAGTCTTTGGGGGATGGGATGGTTCAACTAGAACAGGTGTCTCAGAATCATACGACGGCACAAGTTGGATTACTCAACCAACTATGGTAACAGGCAGAAGTCACGTTGGATCAGCCTCTAATGGAACTACTGCATTAGGCTTAGCATTTGGAGGATCTCCACCAGGTTATACAGATGCAACAGAAGAATTTACTGGAGAAACAACAGCTGTGAACGTAAAAACTATTACAACAAGTTAAAAATTATGATACAACACAACTTAAAAGGAGGAAACTAATATGGCACTATTTATATATGGTACTGCAACAAACACTGGAAAAGGATTCTTTACTGCTGAAGACAGAAGAGCATTCTTTCTTAGAGGTTATCCTGCAAACGTCTGGGTCGTTGGTAGCAACGAAAAAGGCGCTTTGTGGTTAGCTGAAAAGAACGGTGTTGAAAAGACAAAAGCAGAAGCACAGGCTTTAGTTGACGCTGAAGTGGAAGCTGGACAAGTGGCTTACGATGCATTGTCTGACGAAGAAAAAGCAGATCCGGGTAGACAAAGACCCACAGCTATAACTCTTCCATAAGGAATTTTTAAATGGCTACATACGACGAAATATACGGAAAACGTGTAGAAGTATTGTCATCTGACCCTACGCTGACTTCAGCGAATGAGGGACAGGTATGGTATAACTCTACTTCAGGTACACTTAAAGGTGTTGTTCAATCAGCAGCATGGTCAAGTGCTTCCCCTATGACTCTTGCTAAAGCTTATCGTTTTGGAGGAGGAACACCAACAGCAGCTTTTGCTGCGGGAGGCTCTCCATACGTAGCAACAACAGAAGAATACAATGGATCAGGATGGTCAGCTGGTGGTGATATAGGAACTCCAAGAGCACAAGGTGGTTCGGCTGGAACTTTAACTGCGGGTTTAATTTATGGAGGATATTTTAATCCTCCTGCATCTACTAAAAATGAAACAGAAGAATACAACGGAACATCTTGGTCAGAACAAAGTAATTTAAGTAGTGCTAGATATTCTCAAGGAGGTTTTGGAACTCAAACTGCAGCTGTATATACAAATGGATATTCTAATCCTCCCCCTTCTACAGTAGCTGACACTGAAGAATATAATGGATCAAGTTGGAGTGAAGGAAATAATTCGTCTACACTTAGAATGGACGTTGGAACCGCAGGAACTTTAACAGCAGGTATGATTTTTGGTGGACAATCTCCACCTCCAGCAGTACACGCTAATACAGAATTATATGATGGAACTAATTGGACAGCAGGACCATCAATGAATAGTGCTAGATCACAATTAGGAGGAGTAGGTACTCAAACATCAGCTTTAGCTTATGGGGGTAGATATCTTTCTGGTCCAGGTTTAAGAGTTTTAACTGAAGCTTATGATGGAACATCTTGGTCAGAAACAGCTGATCTTGCAACTGCAACAAGATGTTTAAGTTCACCTAAATCTAATACCGGAAATTCTGCAGCTTTAGCGATTGGTGGTCTTGCTCCATCAGCGACGGCTAAAACAGAAGAATTTAATAAATCAGTAGTCACAACTACAGCCGGAGCATGGGCTAGTGGGGGTAATATACCTACAGCAGTAAATGGACAAATAGGTGTTGGAAGTTTGACTGCTGGACTTGCAGCTTTAGGACATAGTACAACTGCAGCACAAAATACTACAATTGAATATGATGGTACTACATGGACAGAAGGTGGAGATGCAAATACAGCTAGAAATTTAGCGGGAGGATTGGGAATTCAAACTGCAGCAATAGCAGCTGGAGGTTTAGCACCACCTAACCCTCCATTTAGTGGAGTGACTAAGAGTGAATCATACAATGGATCTTCTTGGACAGAAGGACCTACTATAAATACAGGCAGATATGGTATAGGAGGTGCTGGAATACAAACTGCTGGAGTAATTTTTGCTGGTTATAGCGAAGATTATCCAGGGTATATAACTTTAACAGAAGAATGGGATGGTTCTTCATGGACAGAAAGTGGTGATCTTTCAACAGCAAGACATTATGTTGGTAGTATAGGATCACAAACTGCTGCAATGTGTCTTGGTGGAAGTCAACCACCACCAGCAACAGCAATTGTTGAAGAATATAATGGCAGTACTTGGACATCAGGAACAGCTTTAATGGCAGCAACACAGCAAATAAGAGCATCAGGAAATGCAAGTTTAGCATTGGCATATTCAGGGTATAATACAACCTACGCTGCTCAATCATATTTATGGAATGATACAACTTGGATAACTCAACCTTCTTTGGCTACAGCTAGAAGTGAGGCAGCTGGTTGTGCTTCAGGAAGTAGTTCTACTGCTGCTTTTGCGTGTGGAGGAGAAATACCAGCCAGAACAAATACAACAGAGAATTTTACAGCTGGAACAACATCTATAGATCCTAAAACATTGACAACTTCTTAAAAATAGTTATATTAGAAAGTATAAATGAAAGGAATACAACATGACTGAAAAAAGAAACATACACGCATTAATAGAAAAAGAAGCACCAAGCTTAAATAATTTATTGGACGTCGAAGACGTAAAAGAGTTTAAGGCTATGACTTCAGAGTTAAGAGATACTTGGACAAAGAAACAAGTATTTAGAACAGAAACAGAAATGAGAATGTCTGTTCTACAAGATATGAAATATCCAACAAAAGCTGCAAAGTACTGGCAGTGTGTTAGAGAACAGAATGTTTTCTTAGAAAATTTAATGAGTCTATCTTTTGATTGTAGACGACATGAAGCTAAGCTTAAATGGTTAGAGAAGAAAATAGAAAAAGAAACTGACGAATACAAACTAGAGAAATATCAAATTGATTTAGATGAAGCTAGATACAGTTTAGCCAATATGCAATTAGTTGCCAGAGATAGAATGAGAGAAATTAAATTGTGGTCAACTTTGAAGAAAGAATTTAATGATGGGTCATTTGATACTAAAGATGTTAACAGACACCAATTAGAATCATATCACCACATTATGAAAAATAAAGCAGAGACATTAACATCTGGATCAAGTCAGCCCGAAGTGTTTAATGTATTAGGCCAATTAAAAACTATAGAAAGAGTTAAAAAATCAGGTGAAATGATTTATAACAAGAAAGAACAATTGTCCCATGATCTCGGAGCCAAAGACAAATAAAAAGTTATTTTTTTTAATAGCACAACCTAGATCTGGTAATACGTTATTTGCTAGTATCATGAATCAAAACCCAGACATAGCTTGCACTGCTAACTCTATTACATTAGAGATAATGAAAAGGTTATATTTGTTAAAAGAGGACAACACATTTAAAAATTTTCCTGATCACAATTCTTTAGATAACGTGTTAAGTTCTGTCTATGATAACTATTACAAAGATTGGCCTCAACGTATAATTATTGATAGAGGGCCTGTTTTAACAGATGGCAATATGAGGTTAATGCCTAAATATTTTAAAAAAAATTTTAAATGTATTGTTTTATTACGAGATCTAATGGATGTATTGGCAAGTTATATAAAATGGTACACCGAAAACCCTGATGCATTTGTTAATAAATTTGGTTCTAATGACGAAGAAAAACTTACCTTTTTAATGAAAGATGATGGAGCTATAGCCAAAGAATTAAAAGCTTTACAAAACTCATTAAATTATCCACACCTATGTCTTTACATTAAATACGATGATTTAGTTACTAATCCCGAACCCGAAATAAAAAAAATTTATCAATTACTAGATGAACCATATTACCCACATAGGTTTATTGATCTAGATCAAATTAATATTAATGGTTTATCTTATGATGATAATGTGCTAGGAAGAAACATGCATACAGTGAAGAAAGAAAAAATAGAAAAAACATATAATCCTTATAAGGATAGAATACCAAAAATTTTTAGAGAAAAATATGGACACATCAGATTTTAATTTTATATTTTTAGGTCAATCGGTATTAAAGTACCAAGTACCACTTGATATATATAATATTATTAATCATATTTATGAAACTAAATACCCAGAATTAAAACCTGCTAATAAACAACTAGTAGGTAAAATAGAAAAAGAACATAGTTTATTTTTTGATGGTCAAGATAGCAAAAAAATGACTAGACATAATCATTTACCCCATGATGTATTAAGATGGTTTGAACAAAAGTTTCGTCACTATTTAAACTGGAATAAAATTCGAGAATACGAATTACATTTTAATTCTGTATGGGTTAATACTATGTTTGAACATGAATATAATCCAGTGCACGTGCACCAAGGATCATTGTTTACAGGTTTATCTAGTGTAATGATTTTAAAATTACCTGAGTCTTACGGTGTGGAATACTCTGCAGCAGATGCACCACAAAACGGTAAGTTGCAAATATTAGGGTCATCAAGTGGTATGTTTGCACATGTAGATTATCAACCAAACGTTGTTGAAAGAGATTTGTATATATTTCCATATGACATGAGACATTGCGTATATCCTTTTAATGGTAAAGGTTATAGAAGGACACTTGCTGCAAATATGGATGTAAACTATGATCCAATTAGAAATAGAGGAGTAGAATAATGTACAAAAATCAAATTATAAAAGAACCTAAATGGAAAAGTTGGATTATAAAAACAACAGAACCAATTTTTACTCCTGACCAATGTAAACAAATTATTGCAGCCGGCAGAGCACAGAAACCACAAACCGCACAAGTTGGAATGAATAAACCTGGTGGAGGTACTGATACAAAGAAAAGAGTCACAACAATTTCTTGGATACCATTTAGAGAAATGGGCCATATGTATCAAGATCTTGATGGATTTATACAAAGAGCTAATTTAAATCATTTTGGTTTTGATGATATTAGAGTTACAGAACAAGCTCAATTTACAGAATACCCTGTAGGCGGCTTTTATGATTGGCATATGGATTGTGATACACACATGGCACATGAACCACCTGTAAGAAAAATATCTATGACATTATTATTGAACGATCCATCTGAATTTGAAGGAGGAGCTTTAGAAGTAATGGCCCCAGGAAAATATGCAGAACTTAAACAAGGACACGCTATATGTTTTGCATCTTTTATAAATCACCGAGTACAGCCAGTGACTAAAGGTATGAGGCAATCTTTAGTTGTTTGGTTTGGAGGCAGACCTTTTAAATGATAATACATAACCATATTGAAGATGAAGCATTGTCTGAGTATTTTTTTGTAGAAGGATTAATAGACATTGATTCAGAATATTTTATTGATGAGATTAAAAAAGGTGTGGAAAGAGAAGATAATAATAATTTTAAAACTAACGTAAGAGATAAAGTGACATCGTATAAGTATTTTAATTATGACAAAAAATTTATTAATATTTTAGAAAAATTTTCTAAATATATTGATAGTAGGTGTAAAACAAATCTTTACGGTTTAATAGATTCTTGGGGTTATTGTGTAAACACAAATCATAAAACAATTTTTCATGACCACAAATATTGTGTGTGGTCGGGAGTTATATATCTAAATAGTCATTCTCAATACTTAGAGTTTCCAGGTATTAATAAAAAAGTAAAACCAGAAAAAGGTAAGTTTGCTTTGTTTTCTTCTTTTTTAAAACACGGAACTAAAAGACATGAAAGTAAAGAAACTAAATGGGGCATAAGTTTTAATATGGCTCCTGATATTATTAATATAGAAAAAGATAAAAAATGATTAAAGAAGGATTTTTTCCAACACTTATATACGCACAAGATTTTAAATTAGACACAAATCAAATGGCACAAAATATTATTCAATGGTCTAAGGAAGATGAAGGTGTTAAAAAA